GCATCAGCTTGATGATTTCGTCGCGGGTCATGTTCAGTACCCACACCGAATGCGTAAGCACACAAGATACAAATGCAGGGCAAACTCGTTCCCGCCGCTGAAAAACCCGACTGCAAAGCATGGCCACTTTCGCGGAAAAAACTCAATCGTGAAGTGCAATGATTTTTTCATTTCATTCCCCTTTTTTATTTAATCTCTCACTAACTATTTCGGCGCACTGTTCAACGAAAAGACTAGCGTTGTCCCACGCCTCCTCAGGGGTTTTGAATTTGAACCCAGCATCGGTAGCAACTCCACCACCGTAGACTGTGCCAATCCAATATGTTTGCAGTTTGCCGTTTTCGACAACCTTAAATCGCTCGGTATTGATGTCGCTTTGCAGCGCCATCGCGTAGGCGGAAATGCGGTCAGATTCGCGGTCAGGCGTAGTCATTTGCTCCTCCGCATTCTTGAGTTAGATACGGTTCCGCTGCCGTAGCCGTAGCCGTGGCCGTTGCCATAGCCGTAGCCGTGGCAGTAGCCATAGCCATAGCCATAGCCGTCGCCGTAGCCGCTGCCGTAGCCGTAGCCGTGGCCGTTGCCATAGCCGTAGCCGTGGCAGTAGCCATAGCCATAGCCGTCGCCGTAGCCGTTGCCGTAGCCGTAGCCGTAGCCGTAGCCGCTGCCGTAGCCGTTGCCGTTGCCGTGGCCGTAGCCGTTGCCGTTGTTGTCGCCGTAGCCGTAGCCGTGTCCGTAGCCGTTGCCGTCGCCGTAGCCGTTGCCGTCGCCGTAGCCGTTGCCTGCAGGCTTAAACATCACATCCCCCAATCATCTGCTACAGGAACCGAAAAAAGTTCTGCGCCCCCTGGAATATCCACTCCGTCGGGCATCGGCTTCAGTGTGACTTTATTACTCTTTGGAGATGCGATCATTCCGTCAAATCCAATACTCTCCCACCGGAAAACGTGCACGGCACGAGACAATTTAATGCGCCCGTTTTCGCGGGTCACATCGCCAGCGAAAATCCAGCCCCGGTCTACAACCACAACTGCTCGAGCCCACTCAATTTTTTGAGTGGGTTCGGTAACAGGGCTATATTCAATTCCATTGATGTTGATAGTGTTCATTTCAAATTTCCTTTTTGATAAAAAATTAAGATGTACTAAGTAATTCGCGGTCAGTCATCCAACTATCCTCGCAGTCTTAAATTGCGCCCGCATATCCATCAATACTTGCTCGCCACCCGCGCAGGCGGAAGGGTTGGCGATCAGTTCACGGCTACCGAAAACAAACGCATCTGGCTCGCCGTTTCGAACTGGCTTGCCGTCAATAATCCAAACAGCCTCATCCATGCTTGATGCCTCGGTGTCTAACTTCCAAGGCACCATATCCGGGTGCAGCACATGCGACTCGCAACCTTGAATCTGAGCCTCGAATGGAATCTCCGCATCCCACTTTGCGCAGTGCCAGGTGCTATCCGCCCGAGGCGTACTATGAGCACAGGTGCGGCAGTTGACATGCTTAGTCGGCTTGCCACCATGGCACATCTCATGCGCTGCGCAAAACTTGCATTGATACCAGCTAGGGTTCGTCGAAAGCGGTTCCGGCTGTCTGTCGCTTAGTGTAATGCGATGTCCACGGGCAATCAAGCCCTCGGCCGCTTCTTTGTTGTATTTCACGCGTTCGGTGTAGATCCGGTCGTCGTCTTTGCAGACTGCAACATACAGCGCCCGATCGATGCCAGTGCCGTGCATGTAGGCTTGCATCTGTGCCCAGTGCATCGGCTTGGCCTTCTCGACACCTTGCGATTCGACTTCATCAAAGCTCTTTTTCGAGTGCGTTTTGAACTCTGCAACGTGCTTTTTCTTGGGCGCTTCTGGCACGCCGGAATGAATGATTCCATCCAAGCTTCCGCCAACATGCGCGCCAAAGTCCACACGGCTTTGTTCGCCTTGCGTGTCTCGGATGTCAATTCCGATGGCGCGCAGGTCGCTCACGATCCAGCCTTCTTCATGGTGCCCACGCCGGAACACTCGCAAGATGCGGCCGGGGAATTCCTCACGCGCAGCCCATCGAAAGGAAAGCCAGAGCCACCGATCACATGGGTGTCCGAGGATGCTTGCTCCGAGATGCTGGCGCGGCTGCTCGGTTTTGCTGACGTGATGTTTGTCGATCATGGCGGCGATTGAATGCGCCGCTTCTGGGATTGCTGTCATAGAAGAACATGGCTCCATGTTTCGTGCTGCAAAATCTTTTCAATCGTTCGCACGTGAACACCGTATTGCGCGGCTAGGGCCGCATTGCTCAGGTTGTCTTTGATGTATGCGCGCAGTTTCTCGCGCTGTCTCGCTGCTGACTTGATGCTGTGAACCTCTAAATCAAGCAGTTTGGTTTGGGGCAAATCTTGGCCGCGCTTGGCGAATTCCCTGGCGCGTGAAATGTATTCTTCACGATCCAGGGCCTTCTCTTTGCGTGTTGGCCTGCCAAATAGTGATGCTGCGTATTTTGTGCGGGCCATTATGTTTACTCAAACAATCCACGCTGATCGTTGCGCGCATCTTGTATGTTTTGACATGCCAAATCCCAGTATTGCGGCTTCAATTCAGTCCCGATAAAGCGCCGGCCCATCTTGACTGCTGTATAGCCTTCTGATCCGATACCAGTGAACGGACTGAATACAAGATCATTTTTGTTAGTCCACAAGTGAATGCATCGTTCAATAACATCAAGTTGCAGTGGACACATATGCTTTTCGTCGTTCTCATCACGTGCTGGCAGCTTGTTCAAGGTGCGCCCTTGGTTGATGTCATCCCAAATTGGGCTGGCATATTTCTGCCACATCATCACTGGTAGATCATCTCCATGCGTAACACGCTCTTCGCAATCACCAGGCTTACGCATCGTGACAACATAGTCCGGCAATCCCATGCGGCTCATAGTGCTGTTTTCTCGGATCGTTTTATGCAGCAATCCAAGCGCCTTGGTACGCTGCATTGCCACAACTGGATCTTTCCAAATGCACACTTCGGAGTGATAGATAAAGCCAGCATCCTGAAATGCGCGAATCAGATCGCCTCGAAAGTCACGCAACCCAATGAAGCCTTGGCGCATCTTGGTTGTCGGTAGATTCATGCAATGGAATGACACATTGCGTCCAGGCTTCAAGACACGGAACAATTCAGAAATCAGGAATTTCAGTTGCGCTACAAACTCTGCATCGTCTTTGCAATTGCCCATATCATGATCGCTGTTTGAATACACAAACAGATCAGCAAATGGCGGAGAGAAAACAGAATAGTCAATGCTATCGTTAGCCATGCGCTGCGTCCATTTCACGCAATCACCGAGATGCACCGTGAAACCTTCCCCGTGGTATGTGTCTTCTTTGTATTCGTCCACAATGTTTACTTGCCCGGCCAATTCTTGATTCATGATGTCTTTCATATGTTCGATCATGTTTGCACTCATTTCATGGTGCTGAGTCTCTTTGCGTTTGAGATTGGCCAAAATCTGGCCTTCATTCTCAGCGGTGAATAGATGCACTTGCACATTGCGCTTTTGTCCAAAGCGATAGCATCGGCGCACCGCTTGATAGAACTTCTCGAATGAATCATCAAGACCGACAAATGCCATGCGAGCGCAGTGCTGCCAATTCATGCCAAAGCCGCAAATCTTGGGCTTGGAAATCAAAACACGCAATTTCCCATGCGTGAAATCCATCATGCCTTTTGTTTTGACTTCTGCACTATCTGAGCCTTGCACATTGACACTGCCAGGAATCATGCTTTGCAGAAATTCTGCCTCGTCGTTCAAGTGACACCAAATCAACCACGGCTCATTGCTTTGAGCGTTTACGACATCAGCCAATGCTTTGCATCGAGCATCAATGCTGTCGCGCTGTGCTTTCCTGCGCTCTGCCAATCCCATGGCAGGACGTCCAAATAAATCATCAATGGATTGCACTTCTGTTTGAACAACGTGCTCAATGTATTCTGGTGCTGGCAAGTCGTATTCAGAGCCATCAAATCCAATATCGGAAGGATTACGGATCACAACAGCCCAAGTGCCCATCCATTCCCAGAACTTCGCAGCGCCCCATCCTTTGAGTCGCCATGTGCCCGTGTCTCCGGTGTCGTTCACGAAGTACGTTGCAAGCATCTCGGTTCGAGTCATCACGCCAAGGAACTCGCACTGATTGCCAAGCTCCTCAAAATCATTCGGGCTGGGTGTGGCTGTGCAACTCAGACGATACGGAACACCCTGCGATGCCTCAATGATGCGTGATCGTGTTTTTCCATCATGCGCCTTGAGAATGCTTGATTCATCCAAAACAATGCCATGCAATTCAGCAAAATCAATGGCATCCATGCGCTCGTAGTTGGTGATCCATACTCCAGTGCTCGGTATATCTTGACCCAACGGAACGCGCTGCACTTCAATGCCAAATTTTGCGCCTTCTTCAATCGTCTGCTCTGATACAGCCAACGGGGCCAAAATGAGCACCTTTCCACCAGTATGCGATTGCACTTCAT